TAGTTCTAACTTCGATTTTTCCATTTCTAGCTGTTTAAATTCAGCTTCTAAGTCACTGAACTTAATTTTATCTTTTTGAGAAATTTCTAAAACATTGCACTTATCTTGTAAAGATTTTGCTTCATTTTTTAAATTTTTTACTATCAATGCCTCTTCATCGATGTTCTTTTTAGTGTTTATTGCATCTTTTACAAAAATATTATTCATACAAAAAGAACAATTTTCATCGTATTCTAATTCGGCTAATTTCTTCATTTTTTGCCTATTATTATACAAATTTGTTTCTGCCTTTGTTAATTCGATATTTTTTTCACTTAACAATTCACGCGTATTTTTCCATTCTTCAACCTTTTGATTTATTTCTTCTATATTAAAAGATTTTAAATAAGTTTCTTTAATTTTTATATCAGAATTTAAATTTTCTATTTTTGATTCTCTATCGATTAGAAAATTTTCTATGTCTTTTATAGCTATCTCAATATCTAAACGAGTTTTAGTTAATTTGTGTATGTCTTGAATTTCTGATTTTAACTTTATGATGTCCTTTGTCTTTTTTAAAATAATTTTATCTTTATCATCGATTTCTTTAGTCAATGATTTTTTTATAATATTTTTTTCTTCGATCGCTATTTCATAAGTATCCATATCGAATAACGCGCGCTTTAATAAATCTTCATAATTTTCTTTTTGGTATTGTTTTAAAAGAACGGATATGTCTCTAGATTCGTTATTTGCTAATTGATATAATTCTTCATAAACATTTATATCCAAAAATTGTGATAATAAATCTTTTCTGTCACTTTGAGACATGTCAATAAATCCAGTATTATTATTTTGAACAGATAAAGCAGTAAGAATAAAATCTTCATAATCTCCCATTATTGATCTAATATTTGAATTAGTATCGCTTCTATCTTTACCATTTAAAGAAATTTTATCCTCTCCTTCTTGATAGTAAAAATCAACATTTACTTTAACGTTTCCGTGTTTTTGTTTAATGCCTCTTCTTTCTATTGAATATTCTTTTCCGTGTAATTCAAAAGTCAATTTACAATAAAAATAGTTTGATTGATTATTCATAACTTGCCCAGCTTTGGAAGTCTTAGAACACTTATCAAAAATACAATAGGTTATAGAATCTAAAAGAGTGGATTTTCCGCTAGCGTTTGGAGCAAAAACACCATAAGTTCCTTCCATGTTGGAAAAATCTATTGAATTTCCCTTTCCGTAAGAAAACATATTATCGAATAAGAATTTTTTTGGAATCCAAACTGAATTTCTAGGGACTTCTGATTTCACTAAAAGTCTATTCAAATTTGTATTGATGTCTAAAATTCTTTTTACGGAATTCATATCATCACCGAAAGTATTTTTTAAAAAATCAGCTAGAACTGAATTTTGATAATCTACATCCCTAATATCTATGTTATGCAATCTTTTTTCAACATCCTCAGATTCAGAAAAATCATTTACTTTTTGTATGGATGTTTCAATAACATTTCTATCTTTTTTTACAGCTGTTACAATGTCTTTAATTATAGATTGTGATGTATGTTTATATCTAATTCTAAGATATAAATTTTTAGGTAAATAAGATGGTAATGGATCATAAATTCCAGATTCTACTTCAATTGTATAAAACGCAGTATCATTTTGTATTTCAACATATTCAGCAGATTTTTTGTCCAAATCCCAAACATATATGCCTTTACCAAAAGTTTCTCCATGATTTTGTTGAATTAAAGATCCTGGGTATCCTATTGTTTTTTCTGGATTTAAAAATTGTCTAGTGTGAATATCTCCTAATAAACCGACATCAAATCCTTCAAAATCTGAAATTTTTAAATACTGATTAATTAATTGTACGTTTTCTTTTATTTGAACTCCACTCACCGGTCCATGATAAAGAGCTATTTTATATTCGCCTTTAATTTTTTCATAATTTTTATATTTTTCTGGATTATCAAATACCGACCAGTGCACAAAAGTCTTGTCTGCTATTTTAAAAGTTCCCGTATCTTTAACATACATTAAATTTGATTCTTTAAGAGCATTAACTATGGGAGTTAAGGCATCCATTCTGTGCGAATTATTTAAATTAGCATCGTGATTTCCAGGAATCATTAATACTGGACCTATTGAACACAAATTTCTAAGAAAATTTTGTACCATTTCAAAAAGTTCCGGTGTAACGTCGGTTTTAGAATGAACAATATCTCCAGTAATTACTATTAAACTATCTTCAGTTATAGTACTTTTTATGTACTCATTTAATTTTGAAAATACAAAAGAATATTCTTCATGCCTTTTAAAATTTCTTACATGAATATCGCTAATGTGATATATTTTATTAAGTTTCTTTAAAGATAGAGTAGTTTTTATTTTATGCATATATTATATTCATATTTGTAATCTTTTGTATAAAAGATCTCCAAAAGTAAGTGGTTTTGCTTTTTGTAATAAGTGAGTCATTTTTTCGAATCCAATATCGCTAGGATCTTTTCCTTGTAGTTCTATAAGATACACTTCTTTTCCATAATAGAGAAGAGTTTGTGAATATTCGATGGCTTGTTTAAGAGCATCATTATCGAGAGCTAAATACACAGTTTTAACTTGTGATTCTACTAATTTAAGCATTAGCGATTTAGGTATGGTTTTACCAAAAAGAGGAATTGCGTTTCTTTTAATTGCTATAGCATCAAAAGCACCTTCGCAAAGAATCACTGGAATATTCCAATTTACAAAATATTCCATTCCGATGATTTCTGTTTTTGTGACCGAAGGAGCATCGTACTTCATGTACGGATCTTTTTCGAAAGATCTTGCCACAAAATAATTTAATTTTCCAACTTTATTGTATGAAGGTATTATTATTTTATTTTTATAACGACCTGTTTTACAGTATCCTATGTTATATTTAAGCACATCTAACATGGATATGCATCTCATTTTTAAATATGCGATTGCTCTTCTTCTTTCTAAAGAATTATCTAATGATGTAAAAGTTTCAAATTCTTGTGGAAGAAATACGTTTTTTTGTCTATCAATTTCAATTTGTGTATTATCATCTTTGAAGTAGCCTTTCATTTCTTTAATGGCATCATCTTCAGCTCCCAATTTTATTAATAGTGATACTGGAGTTTTACCTTTCGTTGGAGGTTGACACGTCCAACAATTATACTTTCCTGTTTTTGTATTTACTATTAATTTTGGTTTTTTATGATTGCAAAAAGGACAATAAAAAGCATAATCAAATGTGTGTCTGTCCTTTTTTCCAACTCCCAAAATTGATTCTAAAAGCCCAAGCACGTAATCATTAAATTCCATACTAATTAATATAATCAATAAATTCAAATTAAAAAATAAAATTTTTGCGTAGATGAAAATTAATTCACACCAAAAAAATATATTTTTATTGAATGATCCAGGGAATTATATTTAATCTAGACCCTAGATAATAAATACCTAGGGGGGGAAACAATTATGGATATATCTAGAATAGATATTAATAATATATCAGATGAAGATCTAGAATTAATTTATATATATCTAGATTTACAATTTAATTCTATGTCGAAGAAAGACCAACTCACTTGGATTAATATTATGAAATTAATAGACAAAGAATTCAAAAATTATGTTGATAATTACAATTCGGGGCTGTAAAAAATGCGAAAAGCTAAAAAAAGAAGTTAAGAATCTGGAAAATGTTAATATAATTTACTTAGATTGCGATGATAGTCCAACCGATTGCGAAAATTTAGAAGCCATAACTAATACGTTGACTTATCCAATAGTATTGGCTAATCAAAATAGAAAAAATTTAAGTACTAATAATACTAAAGAAATTTATTATTTAGCGGAATCCTACGAGGATTTTAAATTATTAAATGAAGAAAAAAGTGGTTACATTCTAAAACCACAGAGATCTCTTGAACAAATGATAGAGGTTTTAAAACAAATAAAATACACAAAATGAAACACAAAGATCTAATCATTAGAAAAATAAATGAACTTAAAAATTCCATATCCGTTCAGGAATCATCAATTTCAAGGCTAGAACCCCCCGAAATACTTAAGGACCAACTTCAAAAGTTAAGGTACAAAATTAATGAAATGGAAATTCTAATAAACAACGAAGATCAGCAACAGTTTTAATTTAATCAAATGGTTATGAAGATATTAACAGTTGAGGAAATTTCTTCTAATTTGGAGAAATTTAAGCAAAACATAAAAAAATATATCTCCAAGGATAGAGCAGAGCTTCTTTTAAAATTCTACGAGAAAATAGAAATTAATTTAGCCACATCTCCCGCTTCCAGTAGATTAAGCAATCATAATTGTTTTGCTGGTGGATATGTGGATCACATAAATAGGGTAGTTGAAGCTGCCTTGGTTATGGATAAGGTGTGGGATAGATTTGGCCAAAAAAAGGATTATACTACAGAAGAATTAGTTTTTTCTGCCGTTAATCACGATTTAGGTAAATTAGGTTCTGGAGAAGAAGCGATGTACATTCCTAATGATTCCCAATGGCACATAGATAAGCAAGGGGCTTATTATAAAATAAACCCTAAGTTAATACACATGCGTATAGCAGATAGAAGCCTGTACGAGCTCCAATCAGCTGGGATATCAGTTACTCAAAATGAATTTTTAGCAATTAAATTACACGACGGACTTTTTGAAGAGTCAAATAAACCATATTACATAACATACAGCCCAGATACAGAAATTAAAAGTAATTTGCCTTATGTACTTCATCAGGCAGATCTTATGGCATCAAGGGTCGAAAATCAGATTTAATTTATGATATTCGGGATAATATCAATCATTTTGTGGATATCCAGCGTAATTGGATATATAATTTGGAACTTACTAGAAAAAAACAAAAAATTAGAATCCATGGTTGTTAACCAAGCTAATTTTGTAAATGAAACAGTTGTAATGTTGGACGAATTTAACGGACTAGTCAATAAAATTGATATGACTATGTGGGTTCAATCAGATCCAGATCTTTTACAACTTTTTGAAACCATAAAACAAATACAAAGAAGAGTCCAAGACTTTACAGGGAGAAAATAAAAATGGTCGAAGAAAAAGAAATAGAATCTCTGGGACTCACTAAGAAGGGTGCACCCAGAAAAAGAAAACCCAAGAAGAAAAATAACTATTTTACATCCGAAACTGAAGATGCTATTTTAAGATATAGGGAATGCAAAAGTCAATCGGAACAAAATAGGATATATAATACTGAAATTCATGGGGCTTTTTATAAACTTGCTGAAAACATAATTCACACTTTTAAATTTTATCACACAGAAGTTGATAATATAGAAGATTTAAAATTTGAAGTTATATCTTTTTTATTGCAAAAACTTCACCTCTATGATCAATCTAAAGGAAAAGCCTATTCTTATTTTGGTACTATAGCAAAAAGGTATCTCATAATATATAATCAAAAAAATTATAAAAGATTAGTATCCAAAATAGAAGTTGAAGAAGTTGATAATCACAAAGAAACTCACAAAAGTTTGGTTGAAGATCCTCAAGAGCAAGAATTGGATAGATTGGACGTTATAGAAAAATTCATTAAATATCTTGATGATAATTTAATAGATCTCTTTGAAAAAGAGGAAGAAATTAAAGCCGCAGACGCAATTTTGGAAATTTTCAAAAAAAGAGAGAATATAGACATTTTTAACAAAAAAGCTCTGTTTGTATACATAAAAGAGATAGCTAACGTTCAATCTAATACAATAACTCGAGTGATTAAAAAATTAAAATCAGCGTACACTGAAATTTTAACTGACATGATAGAAAATCACGATCAGAATATTTATATCTAAATATAGATATGGAACTCGAAAAAGAAATATTCCCAGGTAAAACAATAGCGGATTTAGTAAAAGAAGTGTACGATAGGCAACACGGTCAAGACTCCATCATAAAATCAAAGATTGTTGAAATTTCGGAAATGATTGAAAGTCCGGGGGATGCTATAGTTCTAATGCCCCAAATAAAAGGTCTCATAGATTCAAGTTTAAAAAATGATGAATCCCTTGTAAAATTGTTAGGATTATTTCAAAAAGCTGCGCAAGCTGCGCAAAAAGAATCCGAATCTTCTGATTATTTGCTATCAGAAAAAGATTTGGAACAGTTAATGAGAGACGTTAATACTAACTCTTCTACGACCAAGCAAATAACAGCGTATTAATGTCAAATTTAGACAATCCGCACACTCAAACTCACGCAGATCGCGATAAAGGCTCAGGATTTTTAATAGCCAGGGTCAAGGACATTGTATTGGGCCCTCTTAAGGATTCGATTAGAAACATACCTGCCCCAAACTTTACAGGTTACGGTGACCTGGGTAAAATACGATTTGAAATACTTTACTCACCGGATCGATCTTCTATCAGTACCATATCTGATTTTGCTTATCCATTAAACAGCGGAGCAATTAAATATTTTCCTTTAGAAAGCGAAATAGTTTACATCTTACAAGGACCTTCTCCAGACTTTAATGATGATAATCAAAATAAAAGGTTGTATTATATGTCACCATTCCCTCTGTGGAATGCGGTCAATCATAATGCTTTTCCTAATTTAGAAGAGTACGCTCAATTTAATTCGCAACAAAAATCAAAACCACAATATAATAGGTCATCTATTTCCAATAATTCAATACTTGAATTTCCAAAAGGATATAGTTTTCAAGAGAATCCAAAAATTAGGTCGCTTGCTCCTTTTGAAGGGGACAATATAATTGAATCTAGATTTGGATCGTCTATTAGATTCGGATCCACTACGCCTGTCATGAAAAATTCCAATCATTGGTCAGATTCAGGAAATAATGGTGATCCAATCACAATAATAAGAAATGGTCAAGGAGATCCATCAAATCCAAGTGATCCTTTTTCTTTTACTGTTGAAGACATAAATACTGATAAATCATCAATATATTTAACCGCAGGTCAAAAAATTGTAATAAGTTCTTTACTCACCGGAGAGTACCCATTGGATTCTTTTGATAGTGTTAACGTCACTTTACAACAACAAAATA